ACCTTCATGCGACTCTCTTTCTGAGTGACCAGAGTAAACTGTAATTGATTTATCAAACTCAACAGAGTCTGCCTTAGCGTTATATTTTCCTGCAAACCATGGTGACTTTTCGATCTTTGTTTTAAAACCTTTAAAGAAAACGTTTTGAGCCTGAGCAGCGTTAATAGCCACGTTAATAATATCAATGGCATCACCAGAAGGTTTACCAAAGTATCTTGCTGGGTCTTTAAGACATAGGAGTTTGTATACTATGTATGCACAGGCTACAGTTGATGTAAAGTCTTTTCCAGATCCCTTGCCAAGTTGCAGAATGATTTCGTTTTTAGTATATTTTTTATAATACTTTGTGCCTTTGTCTGGACCAAGAATATCTATAACATCTTCAATTCTATAGATTTGACTCATTGCTTCAACAATGTCGTACTGCACATCAGATAGTGGTGGTTGAGCTAAATAGTGTTCGCCTTCAACAAATGTTTTGGCATCTACGGGTATTTCTTCAAAGTTATTATTTTTTAATACTTCAAGAAACTCATTGAACATCGTGGACAACTGTAATCACTTCCCCATCTTTTGCAATAGAGGATAGTCTTTGCATAATTAGGTCACGTATTTCTGGATGAGATGATGCAATGTCACGAAGAATTCCAACCAAAACCTCTTGTCGTTTTTCAATCTCAACCATCTCTTCGGCTAACTCTTTATTTTCAAGAAGTCCAGCCTTCTGAAGCATATCAATTCTTTTAGATTCAATATCCATAACAAGTTTAATTGCTGAAGTCTTAGCGCTAAGGTTATTAGTCATAGAGGCTTCATCAATAACCTCATAAGACTTTAGAATAAGTTTACTATAGTGTGCATCGGCACCAGCAAGTGCATCCTTGGCACGGGCACGAATAGCTGTATTGTTAGAAGTCTTTTCTTTCCATTCTTCAATGTATGCAACTACACGGACTCTTGGAATTGCTAATTCTTTTGAGATTTGTGTTGGATCACTACCCTTTAGATATTCTCCAACAACATCATTCATTACATCAAGATGCTTGACTAACTCTTCCTCAGTTGCCATACTTGCCCTCTAGTCTATTAATTTCATCTTTAATGTAAAAGATGGCTTTCTCAAGATCTTGAATAGTCTTTGACTCATCTTTAAGTCCCGCTCTCCAAAGGTACTTAAACGCATTGCCGATATTAAAGTTACGATGACGAGTAATCTGAATACACTCAACTCCAGAAGGATCTGTTGTGTAGTGTTGTGGATGATTAACTTGATCAACTGTAATAGTTAAGTTTTCACTCATCGTCTTCCTCCCAATCAAAGACTTCAGGCAAACCTTTTAGGGTGGCAATAGCAAATGAAAATCCGACCATGCCTATAACCGCTGTAGCCACCAACATCTTTTCAAACTTATTCATCGCTTTGACTTCCTTAAATTAAATTTTGCTAGGTATACATAGATGGTTTCTACGCTTGTACCACACTCTTTTGCAATCTCTTGTGGAGACTTTTTGTCCATGAGAAACCTCTTGCGAAGCCAAGTCTCACTTGTATATAGTTTAGCAGCCATAATGTTATTTGTCAACCTCTTTTTCATTAATATCATAATTAAATCTATCAGAGTTTTCCATTATCCACTTATCTTGATTTTCAACATCATATTTTCTTTCATTAATTATTCTATCTATTAAGTATTCTTTTTCAAGTGTAAATGATGGCTCATATACACGGACTCTATTGTTAGGCTGAATAGCAAAATTTCCATCATCTCTTTGAATAACATGCCCACATTTGTGATCTGCTGGACTTTCGGAGTATCCATCATCTAAAACATTTGTATCTGGGTTGTGCCAATCTAAGGTAAAAAGATATGTACCCTTATGCATTGTTTTGGTTCTGTCTATATAAGACATTCGAAGGTTGGTTAAGTTTTCAAATTTAGTTACAGATATATGATGACTAAAGGAATTCCATAAAACTAAATTATGTAGATCAATTTCAGGAATTCCTGGCTCTGTACAAAAAGCAGATATGGGAAGTCTCCACCAAAGTCCACCATCTGGCATCATAATATGAAATAGTGGGCTTCTAGATTTTAAACTTGAAACACCAAAGACCACACACTCAAAATATTTATCATGACTATCTTTATGGTTTCTTAAATAATTTCCTCTTACATAACAATGTATAGGAGGTATATTTGCATTTAATTCAGGCATTATGACTTATCTCTTTCTACTATTTTTAGCTTATCCCAATAACCTTTTGGATTTCCTTGATACATTTGTCCAGTTTCTCGATCCAGCAGAACCCACTTTGTAGGAGCAAGAGTTTTTATAGTAAGTATAACATCTGCACTTTCTTCTTTAAAATTAAATGGCTGTCTTTCCACTATTCAACCCCTATTGCTTTTCCCCAATTATACATAGCCCAATGCCCAATTCCACAAGCATCTGCAACGTCATTATCATCTATATTTTTATCATAGATAGTATTAATAAACTTAATAGTTCTTTCTTTACGAAGCATTCTTTCGTATGCCTTATACCAAGATACAGACTTACCAGGGTTTTGTGAGCGGATAAAAAGTTGTTCATCTTTAGATATTTTTTTATTTCCAATATAATTTTGCCAAGTAATAGGAGAGACTTTGCCAATTACTTTAGTTCCAGATTGTCCTGCTGATCCCAAAATTGCTCCCTGAACTAAGGCAAGATCCGCAGCAGTTTTTGGAGAATTCATAAAAACGGTATGTTCAATAACAATTGCTTGAAATCCATTGTAAATATCAAAGAAGGCTTTGACTTTTTTACCAGCATCCATTACCTTTTCATAAGTATCTTTGCCTTCAAAATAAATCTTTCCAACAACACCTAGTGTTTCTTGTTTGGTATCAAATAGAGCAAATGCAAGGCTATTAGTACTAGCGTCAATTGAACAGATAGTATCTGGTGCCAACTCTAGTCCCCACTTATTCTTGCTCATAGTCAATAAACCCTTTCAGTTCCTTTAACATTTTGTCAACAGCTTTTTTGCTAATATTACAGTTAGAGCAAAATCCAGAGTCGTTATAGATTGAAAGATCAACATTACAGCCACCTAAACATTTTCTAACTTTACCAACTCTTTTTTGTCTACGAGTAATTTGATACCGTTCTGCAATTTTTTCTCTTGTCGCATCATCTCTACACATTTCACTGCAGTAAATTTGATAAGATACTTTTGGTGTGAAGTATGTATCACACTTATTACAAAGTTTCAACTAACTTCTCCATTGATTTAATCTTAATTGTTCCATCTCCAGCATCTGCACATGCTTTTTGAATTGGACAAGTCTTACAAATCTTGGAGTTAGAGCGATAGTTTTTTGTTGGGAGAGTTCTGTCAACCCAAGCTTGGCGCACTTCACGCATCCATTGAAAAGCGTTATCAATCCACTGGCGATAGTTATCATCAACTTCTACTGGAAGGATAAGAAGTTCGTGATTGTTTTTATTTTCATAAATAAGAACACCTTTCTTCTTTCCTAAAATTTTCATATAAATAAGTAACTGAATGAGGTGTCCTGTCTTTGGCTTCATTGAATTCTTGCGATATTCAAATCCCTCATTGAGCATTGTTTTAATTTCTCCAACAATTTCTTCACCTTCCCAGTCAAGCATTACATCTCCGTAACCAAAAATGGGAGGATCGTCATAACGAATTTTAAATTCGGTAGTTGGATTGCCTTCATCGTCTTTATAAATCTTTACAATGCCAGCACCGATCATTGCATCCTGAATTCGAGCATGGGAAAGAGTTCCCGCAGTCATATTAGCAGCACCGTAAGCATCTGCATTATCTTCAAAGGTCTGTCCATCAAACGCTAAATACCAATATCTTGGACACTCACCATGCGAATATGCAATAGTAGACGGAGCAAATGTTTTCTTTGTGGTAAATTTTGGACCACGATTGACAACATAGCCAGAGCGGATCTTCTCGATAAGAGCGTCTGAGTCTAGGATATTATTTTTCCTAGAGACACTCTTTATCATTACTTCATGCAATAAATTCTTAGTCATTATATTCCTTTGTTTTATATAAGTATACCAGGTTAGCGCATGATGTATTTAAGTGCTGATACCAAGTTGTTAACTGCTTCTGCTGCTGTGTAATATATGTTTTTCTTTGCCCGATTATTTTTATCAACATTCGCCATCCAAGTAGCCTTTAGCGCTAACTTTCCTGCAATTGCCTGAAGTCTAACAATTTCTATTGCTGCAACTGGCATGGGAATGTCTGGCTTAATAATTAACTTAGCAATCATTGTGAGTGCTGTAGTTAACTCTTCATCTTCCATAAATTCGGCAATCTCTGCCAAACCATTAACCATATCTAATGTTGTCTGCTGTGGACCTGTTTCATTCATTTTATTCCCCCTCTACTAGTTGTTCTAACATATCTAATTCAATTATAGCAAGTCTTACCTTCTGCGTACCCTCGCCAAGTACGATAATTAGTGCAGGATCCATACTCTTTTTTAAAGCATCTGTTACGGCTTTAGCCCAAACATCTTGGTTAAGAGTAAAAGATTTTGAGCATTCTTTAAAGTCAACAACAAAGTTATGCCAAGAAGCATCTCCTTTTGTGTTATTTCTTCCAGAGTTTTTGTGCTGCTTTGCACCAATGCGTTTTGATTCGGATCGCTCACTCACTTTGAAAATCTGCTTTCTTTTTCTTCTTAGGCATTAGGTTAACCTTAGATATGTGTTTGTTGTTACACATCCAAGTTGCATCTCCACTCTCAGGCCATAGCCTTAAAGATAAAACTTCTTCTTGACATTTTTTGCAAGGAAACTTTCCAGGAAATATTTTAAAATCAGCCATCAGACAGTTTCTTCTTTAATGATTCTTGCAAGGTAATATCTTCTTTTACACGAGCAATAAATCCATCACGCCCTTGGACTTTTGTTCCATCGTCAAGCTGATACCAAGCGCCTGTACGGTTTACCAGTCCAGCAGATTCTGCAGTATCAACTAAGTCACCAATAGAATCAATACCAACTTCGTCACCTCTAAAATAAAAATCATATTCGCCTGATTGAAATCCTGGAGAAGTCTTGGAGAACTGCAGTTCCCAACGAATCTTTCTTCCAATCTTTTCTTCAATCAACTTATCACCAATCTTAATCTTGCCTTTGATTGCTTGATTATCTGATTCTGATGAGAACAGTTTAATAACTGTTGACGAATAAAACTTGGTAGCCTGCCCACCTGTTGGCTGCTGGCTTGTATACATTGCGCTAATGTTATTTCTTGATTGTGAAATAAGAACAAATAGGGTTGGCTTGACCTTGTTGTTAGAATAGTTAATCATCTTCCAAGCATTGCTAAAGTCACGAGACTCAGCACCAATCTGTTTTGTATTTTCTAATTGCTTAAGTTCATCAGAATCTTTTTCAAAATAAATTGCGGGAAGCAAAGATGTGATTGAGTCAACAACAACAATATCTACTCCAGCATTAATTAGGTTAGTCCCAACGTCAACCATCTCATTAATAGTACGTGCTTGGGAA